GCCGATCGCGCCGGGGGCTGCTCTGGTGCCAGTCCACCACGCGGCGATGGCTTGCCGCACCCGCTCAGCGGTCCACGCCCTTCGGGCGATCGACGTGCCAGCTTCGGCCTCGGCCTGGTCAACGGTGGCCGCGATCCATTCCCTGGCATCCGATAGCCGGCTGTCATCACCCGCCGCCACGCTGCCAGCCGTCGTGCCAACACTGAGCGAAAGGTTCCGGCTGCGAATTGCGAACCCAGCGCCGTCCGTTGTGGACGTGTCGGAAATGCTGATCGGCTGGCCGCCCGTTACCGTCAGCCCCTGCAGGAAGCTGCTGCTGGCATAGGTCCTGACCGCAAGCTGCGTCGGTGCGGTGTTACCATCGCTGACGCCGGTGGATGCCAGCAGGTTGGTGCTGTTGCTCACCTCCTGCAGCTGCACCCCGACGGTGCTGATCCCGCCGTTACGCGAGAACGGGCCAACGGCGTTCAGGCCGGAGAGGTTAAACGAACTGGTGTTGATCGTGACGGCACCAGTTGTGCCGTCAACGGCAAACGCACCACCCGAAACCTTGAAATCACCTACATCATTCAAGGTCGCACCAAACACCCGGCCGAAGTTGGTCTCGACCGTTTCATTGGCACGGATCGGGACCCCACCGTTCCATGGCAGTGCCGAGTAGTTGGTGCCGCTGCCGACGTAGTTGACCGTGTGGCAGCCGGCGTTGATCTGCGAGCGGAGGCGGAAGTTGACCGCCGCGCCCGTGGATGCCGCCGCCGCCAGGCCTACGCTCGTGGGCGAATAGAAGCCCACCCGGAATCCGCCGGTGATCGGGGTGGCCGACTGCACCACATAGATGGTGCCGGCCAGGATCATCAGCTGGCCAGGGCCAGGGCGGGATGCGCTGCCGATCCGGTTGGCGCTCAGGCTGCCCACGTCGACGGTGGTGTCACCCTGCGCAGCGTTGGCCAGCAGGGCGCCGGTGAAGATGGCGGTCGGGCTGTAGCCATCGGCCATCAGGCCGTAGGTACCGAACTCCGAGCACCCGCCGCCGCTCATCGTCACCTGGCCGCCCGTTTCCGCCCGGACGTGCCACGTACCGAACAGGCCGAAGAACGAGACCAGCTCCGCGTATGCCTCGTTCTTGACGATCGCGCCAGGGCCTCCCAGGTTCTGCTGGGTGAAGCCGTAGACGACCATCGAGCGGATGGGGGAGTTGGGCGCACACTTCGCGCCATCCACCTCCACGCCGCCGCCACAGTCGCCGGTGCTGGTGCTGCCGGCCTCGCCTGCGTCATCCTCGGCGGTGAGGCTCAGACAATCCTTGATGTAGGGCGAAGCGGTCAGGATCACCCCGGCCCCGCCGTTGGCCTGCTCGTTGAAGGTGATGGCCCAGGCGCGGGTGCCCACGGTCGAATCGGTGGGGCTGGTGCTCTGCGCCTGGTGGCCCGCAAAGGTGAGATCGCAGATCATGCAGCCGCTGTCTACGGCGATGATCGAGTTCAGCTCCTGACCGGCCGCTGGTTGAATCGTGGTGGCCCGCTGCAGGGCGCCCTGGATCAGGATGTTGGGCTTCAGGCGAAGCGGCAGGGCGGCCTCGACAAAGCGGCCGGGGCCCACGAGGATCTTGGCCTTGGCGCCAGGGTTGGCCGTGACATAAGCATTCGCCGCCGCCACCGCGGCGCCGACCGTAAGAAACGGCTCACCCTCGCTGGTGCCGTTGTTGCTGTCGCTGGCGCTGATCCTCTTCGAGACGTAGAAGGTCGCCGCATCCCTGAACTGATCCAGGCGGGTCTGCAGTGCAGCCACTGCGTCGCCCGCTGCCACGGTGCCGGCGGTCGTGCCGACGTTGCGCAGGGCCGCGTTACCCAGTGCGGGGCCAATCGCCACCGCCAGGCTGCCGGTGCTCGCGTGGCTGCGGCCAACAACCGCAATGGTCTGGATGTTCGTCGCCGGCGGGGTGGCAGTCAGCACACCCGAGCCGACGTAAAGGGTTGTGCCCGAGGGGTTGGCAACGGTGTTGAGCCCAGTCGGCACCCCGGCGATCACGCCATGGCCGTCCTCGTTGTTCGCCAGCGCTGTCATCAGGATCCCTGACGCCGGCATCGTCTGCGGATCGCTCGAATCAGCCGGGACGATCTGCACCCGGTCCGTATCGCCCTGGCTGCCCACCACGTGGTAGGGCGTCATGGCCGCCATCGTGGCGCCGCTGACGTTGCGCACGTGCTCGTAGACCGGGCCCGCCAGGGCACCATGGATGTGCGGCAGGGTCGCCGCCTCCGCCCCTGTCAGCCAGCCGGAGGGCACCAGGCCGGCCGCCGTGGTCGACACCAGCGGGAGCGTCACATCGTCGCCGGTGGAGCTCGACAGCAGCCGTGTGGCGGGGTCGTAGCTCAGGTTTGTGGCGCCAGTCGCCGTCAGCGCACCGTTGACGATCGACAGGCCGGCGCCCAGGGGCAGGGCGGCAGCAAAGCCTGGAGTCGCCTCGGCGCGGCCCAGCACCGCAGGGCCCGTCAGGCTGGTGCTGCCACTGCCCGGAGGTCCCGGAGGTCCCGGCGTGACGACTTCAATGACAGCAGGGCAGGTCATGGATCCCTCCGGGTGGTGCGCAGTGCAACAACGGCGGGGCCGGCTGCCAGGAATGGGTCATCAGCCACCAATCCACCCGGCGCCACCAGCAGGCAGTCGTAGCGGTAGGCCTTGCCGGGCTTCAGCTGGGCCACGGTGGCCTCAAGGGCGATCAGGCGCACGGTGCCTAGGGTGGCGTCAGCTTCGACCGTGACTGGGTAGACGTTCCGGCCGCTCGCGTCGCTGATCGTCGCGTTGACGTCGTAGCCGGTGAATGACCAGGGCGTGGTCTTGGCGGCGTCGGCCCACAGGCGGAACGAGAGCGGGTTATCCCGGCCCTGCTCCAGCTCCCAGGTTTTGCCCGTGACCCACGCCACTGATGTGCGCCCTACTGGTTGGAGTTTTCCCGGCGGCGCCGGGGTGCTTTCGCCACCCCATCGCGCACCTCGGGATCGGGTTCGGGATCAGCCTGCCCATCGGGCGCATCGATCGGGGTGATGACCACCGGCAACGGCGCCTCGGGGGCCTCGGAGGGTTGCACGGGCTCAGCTGGCGCCGGCCGGTCAAAGGTGATGTTGGCGAAGACTTGGAGCTCAGGCATCGCTCAGGATGGCGGAGGAATGAAAAGGGCAGGAGGCCAGCCGAAGCCAGCCCCTGCCCGGGTCGCAGCCGATCAGAACGGCTGGTAGTGGATGGTTGCCGCGCTGGCGTTGGTGGGCACGGCCAGGCCGTTGAGGCCTACGCCAGTGCCGGCCACGAGCCGCAGGGCCACCACGCGCACATCGCCGGTGATCGCCGGGGAGGCGGCAGCGCGAACCTGTGCGTCGATCGTGGCGCCGCTGATGGCGAACTCCACGGGGGTGAGGCCGTTGAGGCTGATGCTCCCCAGGCGCACGTAGGCGGCGGGGTTGGCGGTGCCGACGGCAGCACCGCGGGCCACGTGGGCCACCTCGACGTAGTACCCACCGGAGGCGTTGGAGGCGCCGCCGTTGGCCACAATCTTGAAGGTGTCGGCCAGGTTGAGTGCGTCGGAGAGCACGCGGGCGGAGCCGTCGCGGGTGCCGGCCGTTGCGCCGTCGCCAGCACGGATGGCGCCGAGCAGTACGGCGTCACGGTCGACCATGTAGCCCCGGACGGGGGCGAGACCAGTTGCTTGAGGCATGACAGATCAGAGGATGAATGGGACGGGGTTGGCCTGACTATCAGGCGATCGGCGTGGCGCTGGTGATCTTGTCCAGGCGAGCGGCGGCCCGCTTGTTCTCCATCACGAAGTTGAGATACCAGGCAATGCGGGTAAGCATGTGCGGGGTCTGGTGCATCTCGCCCACGTCGTAGACGGCCAGGCCTTCCTGGCGACCACCGCTGGGCACCTCTACGAAGCCCTGGATGCCGGTCACCAGGCCTTCGCCCAGAGCCACGCAGTAGATGCTGGTAGTGCTGCTGGCCTCGGTGAACCCCTGGATGGGCTCGTTGTTCTCATCCACGTCGGTGCGGATGATCTCCACCTCGTTGAAGAACGCGGCCTGCTTGCCGAACTCATTGAGTCGGAAGTCGACGTTGCCGGCGAAGTTGGAATTGGAGGCAGCGGCGCCGAGGATTCGGCCCATGTGCTTGCCTACGATCAGCC